TTGGTGTTGACATACAGCCTGTTGTTGGTTGTGCTGCCATCTGTGCGCAAATACAATGATCCTTGGGCGGCACTCAATGTAGGTGCACCAGTACCAAAAAATATACCAAGATTTGTAGTGCTTGACATTTTGTAACCTGCACCAGTTGTGCCACCTGCAGGAACAACAGTACCACCCAGTATAGTAGCATTACCCACAGCAGATACTACTGCGCTGCTCAGCACATTACCACCGGTTATGTTGGCTATGGTGGTAATATTGCCAGTAACACTTACTGTGGTGCCTGTGTGGATAGTTGCATTGACATTGGCAGTGAGCACATTGCCACCATTGATGTTGCCTGTGGCACTGACCACACCGCCAGTGTTGATGTTTCCGCCTGTGATGTTGCCCGTGGCTAGAACAAGCCCGCCTGTGAGCACATTGCCACTGTTGACATTGCCTGTGGCGCTGACACCGCCTGCAGTGTTCAAATTGCCACCAATGATATTACCAGCCACTGTGACTAGGCCTAAACTGCTGATATTGCCACCTGTGACATTGCCAGTGGCTGACACTATGCCACTGCTCTTTACATTGCCACCGGCTATGTTGGCTGTGGTGGTAACATTGGCTGTGAGATTGACAGCACTGAGCACATTACCACTCAAACTCAGTGTAGCAGAAAGCAAGTTGCCACTGGTGATATTGCCTGCAGCAGATACAAGTCCGCCCGTAAGCACATTGCCACCTGTGACGTTGCCAGTGGCCGAAACAAAGCCTGCAGTCAACAAGTTGCCCACAGTGGTGTTGCCCACAAAAGTATTCCCTGTGGCCACAACACTGCCCACAATATTGCCACTCACAAATAGATTGCCGTTGATGCCCACACCACCGCTGACAATCAGTGCACCTGTTCCTGCACTGGTACTGACTGTGGTGGCTGCCACGGTGACTGTGTTGGTGTAGTAGCTTAATGGTCGATTGAGATCAAACACTGTGAGACTAGCACCGCCATCTGTGGTTGAGAAATCAAATTCATATGTGCCTGAAGCGGCCAGGGTAATGACCCCTGCGTTGATGCCTTGTATGCCCAGGGCGCCCTGTGTCACTGCTGCCGGCAAAGTAATGGTTTGACCAGTTGTGCCTGTAATTTCCACACGCACCTTGCCGTACGAACCAGCAGAAGGCCAGGTGTTGGCAGTGAATGCCAAGTTGATGTTGCCGCCCATCACAATGCTTTGGTATGGTCCTGCACTGGCATCAATGTTGATAACGCCAGCAGTGTTGGCTATTTGTACCAGTGTACCAGAAATTCCCTGCACACGAGCATTGTACACTAGATTGTTGCCCACATTGTTATCCAGAGTTGCGCCAGACAGTGCCGATTTTAATATGGCTTTGGATTGCAACTCATCAATTTCGGTTTCTGCAAATTCAAAGTTGGTTTTTATATTGGTAAAATTATCGCGGAATCCCTGGGTGTTGTTGGGCACACCGGCTATGGGAAAATTTCCATTGACATTGTTGGGGTTGATCTGGCTGGTCATTGCTGTTCCTTGTATTAGATATTTATTGTTTAGGTACAACCGCTAAATAATCCAAAGGTCCTTGAGCACATGCAAAAGAAAACACGCAGCATACTAGAAGAACTAGATACACTGTACATAGAACGCGATCGCCAAGCTGTAATTGAAACCAGGGCTAGTAATGTAATAGCCACGGCTATTCGCCTGCTGGAGCAGATTGATGCAGAATACCCTGCAGAGCAAGCAGAAAATCTCCAGCGCAAACTGCTGAATGCCATACGTCATCGCGACACTGGCAAGTTTTCAAGGTCTGTAAGGAAAACACATGCAGATATTTGAGATCACACAGAAATCCGTGACCAATGAAGTTAATTTTGGAGCTGTGGGAGCAGCCCTGGCCAATCGAGCCCGCACAGCAGTTTTGCAAAAAGCTGGTGTAACTGATCCTGGAGATAACAGCACACCCTATGGCGACACTCGTGAACGGGCAGCTCAACAAGCTGAACCAGCCATAAAAGAACAAGCAAAAACACGGGTCAATGCTTGGCAGCAGGCCATAGCACAACTTTGCCAAAGAGAAGGCAAGGACAATGTGGCACAGCTCAGTGCCAATAGCAAAACTATCTTGATGCGCTCGCTTGTACAGCAGTTGCACGATCCCATGATGCGAGGTTTGATAAGAGACTACACCACTTTGTCATCGGCGGTGAGTCAAGCGCCTGATATTCAAGCAGCCGCAGCTGGCATCACACAAAGCATATCACAATCAATCTCTGCTATCGAAAGCAATTTAAATGATGCCAGCAGTACCTGGATCGACGACGCCAAAAGTGAAGAACAAAGACAGTACAAGTACTGGCTGATGCTATGTCGCAGTGCATATCGGGCCATGGCATTGTTGCAATTTGAAGGCGGCAGAGACATTGCAATCAAAGCACCAACACTGAGACAAGTTGCTGGCAATTGGCAACTAGATCGACTCATGCTGAACGCTGCCAGTCCTGCCCATAAATTGTTGATCGACATGTCCAATCAACTGGTTGCAGCCGGTGTTGCCCCCAACATCAGCATCACCCCTGGTGGTGATTTCTATGTAGGCACATCTTTGTTGGACCCTGCAAACCCAGCAGACCAATCAATCATCAACTTGATCAAAGCCAACCTGCCATGAAAACTCTACGTACACTACTGGAAGGCGGCAATGTATTCAAAGACGCAGACGGCAAACCACTCACAGGTCGCATCAATCAGAGCGATGTGCCTGCCACTGTGGCCTGGCTTGAGCAACTCACAGGCTTGGAGTTTCCACGTGAACGCTGGTTGGGATCAACAGGCAAAGCGCCCACGTCAGGAGACATGGATCTGGCTGTGGATGCCAATGAGGTATCAAAAGACCAATTGGCTGCTAACCTAACACAATGGATTGTGAGTCACAAACTGCCGCCTGCAGAATGGATCAAAAAAGGTGGAGAAGTACACCTGCGTACCCCCATACAAGGACGTCCTGAACTGGGTTATGTGCAAACAGACTTTATGTTCTTTCCCAATCTAGACTGGGGCACATTCTACTACAATCAAGGCGCGGGATCAGCCTACAAAGGCATGAATCGTGCGGTGTTGATGTCAAGCATTGCCAAGCATTATGGACTTACCCTGGGCAGCAATGGTGTGATCAGCAGGGCCAACAAGCAACTGATCACCATGGATCCCGACGAGGCAGCTCGAATGATTCTTGGTCCAAAGGCCACAAGAGCCAACCTCAGCACAGTGGAAACTATATTTGCTGCCATGGCCCGAGACAAAGATCGAGAAGTCAAAATCAAAGACTTCCGTGAGTACCTGACCCGAGAAGGTTTGCCGCAGCCTGATGAAGTAAAAGAAGATGCAGACACACACTTCTTGGCAAGACTTCGTGATAGAATTGTAAACCAGGGCATGCAACCCTTGGTAGAACGTAGCAGTGCCAATCCATACACCATTTACGAAGCAGCCGCAGTGGGCGTGGGTGGCAGAGCCAAGGGTATTGAACACCTGGAAGACTATGTGTTTAGAGAAGGCACAGCAGGTGTAAACAAAGCCTTGGCTATTGTGGCTGCTTTTAACAAAGATTCCAAAACAGCAAGTGTAAAGTGGGACGGCAAACCTGCTGTGGTATTTGGCCGCAAGCCCGAAACTGGTGAATTTGTGCTCACAGATGATTCAGGATTTGGTGCGGTAGGCTACGATGGCCTGTTTACCAGCACCCAAGCCATTGCCAACAATCTCTCACAACGCGATGCCAATGCTGCTGCCAAAGGCAATCTAGCCAATCGAGTGCAAACACTGCTGCCTACCTATCAAACAGTTTGGCCTTTGTTGGAAGCAGCCACTCCTGAAAACTTTAGAGGCTACGTCAAAGGCGACTTGATGTACTGGGGCCGAACTGATCAACCTTTGCCAGCGACAGAACAAGAAATTGAGCCAGGTGTGGTTTATCAGTCTGCTGGACTGTTGGTATTCAGACCCAACACTGTGGCCTACAGAATTCCTGCAGACAGCACACTGGGACAGCAAATTCTCAACAGTGATGTTGGCGTGGCAATACACACCATGTACGAAGATGCAGGGGCAGAAAAACAACCGTTGAAAGGCGTGAAATTCAATGAGGTACCTGGGTTGTTTTTGATTCTGCCCATATACGCCAAGCCCGTGGCAAAAGAAAACCCTTATGTGGCCATGATCAAACAAGTGTTGCAAGCACAAGGATCTGCTATCAATGTGTTGTTTAATCCTGCTGAACTACGTGCAATGAAAATAACTGATTTTGCCAAACTGGCAGTGGATTACATCAACCGACGTGTTGATCCCAACGACCAAGCCTACACAGGAAATTTCAGCGACCTGGTTCCGGGATTTGAGTCGTGGCTACAAAGAACACAAACTGCGCAAAAATACAGCAATATACAACAGTATCTTGACAGCCCTACTTCCAACAGGGTTGCATTACAAGCAGCCTTTGTGTTGTTTGAACTGCTGCACGATCTCAAACTAGACCTACTGGGCAAGTTAGACCAACAAGTGCCCGGCAACGAAGGTTGGGTGTTTGCTACCCCTGCAGGCTACGGCAAAGCAGTAAATAGATTTGACTTTTCAGCCAGAAACAAGGCCAGAAATAATCCACAACAGGCATAATTTTTACCGATTGTATAAATAAAAGCAGGTCCATAGAGACCATTTAACTTTAAAGGAAATTATCATGGCAGTATTTACAAAAACAAACGGAACCACACAACCAGTATTTGCACTGGACGTAGCCAATGGTTCAATTGCAGGAACAGCAAACGTTGCGGCCCAAGGCCCAGTGATGTTGTCTGGTCCACAACTGCAATTCTTCTCATTGACAGCCAACGCTGCACTTACCAATGCTGGTAACGTCAACGGTTATTTGAACAATGTGTTGCAAGCAGTTCAACAAACCAGCACAATTGCTTTTTATCAAGCAGGTGCAACAGCTGGCACAATCAACTTGGCTATCTACCCAGCCGGTGCTTTCACCACAGCTACTTTGGTTGCCGCTGCTCAAGCAGCCAACGCCACAGGTGGTTTGAACATTGGTATCCCAACTGGCAACGTCAGCGCAACAGCAAGTTTCACTAACCTGTAATTAGTTTAGTTCCAACGCAACCCTGGACGTAAAAAATCCAGGGTTTCTTTTTGGCCGTAAATATGCACACTATGAAAGTCTTGTGCCGCACCCTTTTTGACTGTACACATACTGGTGTCACAGGACATCTTCGACCACAACAGTTGCCATTTACCACCAAAACAGGTCTAGTGATCAACACACCTGAACAATGGAATCTCAGCCGCAATCAACAACGCAACTGGGAAAGCCTATTGCAAATTGTCAGTCTAAGAACACAACCCATGAATGTTGTACCACCCACCAAGCACACGGACGGCTGGCATTTTGCGTTTGAAGTTGAATCTGAAGGTGTACTGGGCAGTGGACACGGCAGTGACAATCTGGCAGGACTTGTGGGCGACTGTGAAGGAGTGCCCATGGTCACAGATCTAGAAGAAGCAGAAGTGATCACTGCCACCCTGCATGCTCAAGGAGCCAATCAGAACATTTGGTTCAGCGCCATAAATACGCCATTGGAGCCTGAACATGGTTGATACTACAGATATTGAAAAGAAAAGCCTCGAAGCTCACGTTGAGTTATGTGCCGAACGTTACCGCATGCTGGAACTCAAAATAGAAACAGTGGAACAAGAAGTTGGTGAAGTCAAACACATGGTCACCGAAGTGCATGGCATTGTGCGCAAAATGGGTGAAAAACGCAACGATCAAATCATTACCTGGGGCATAGGTATTATCGGTGCATTATTGGGTGTTGTGGGCTGGTTGGCCACTCACTATGTAAAAACACTATGACCCGTGAACAAAAATTAGAACGCTTTGCCGAGCGAGAACTCAAACGTGTGTACACTGAATTGATCATTGATGATGAGCACGGTGGATATGTGGCGTTTGGACGTTATCACTTGCGTCCCGAGTCAGCTGGGTTCTCAGTGTATCACAGTGATGATCTTGTGAGCACATTCAGTAGCAAAAGAACTGCCATGTCCTGGTGTGTGGCTGACAATGCCAAGCAATACAATTTAGCTAGAAATATACAGATTTTAGACAACAAACAACAGAGCTTGGCAGCTGACATTCACTGCCGGCGTAGTCAGGCTCAACGCAGTACAAAATCACAATTTGCCGAAACTGTAATGACCAAATTATCAATCAAAATTCAACGTTACAACAACATTCAGTCCGAACTGGAAAAATGTGTAAATTCGGCTAAATATCTACAACTAAAAGGATTCGCAAAATGAAACTGCAAGAACTAGCTGCACCCAAAGTCAGCAAACAAATCACCCGTGTGTTCGAAAGCTACTTTGGATCAGGCATCAGCTTTGATAAACTGACCGGTTCTCAGGCTACCACAATGTTACACAAGGTACGTGGGTTGCTGGGCGAACATCGTGACACTGCGGCACGGTACCAAAGCGAGCGTGATCCCAGTTACTTGAAACTGGTCATGATGGAACAGGCCTTGACCACTCGTGTGCGAGAAACCAAACCAGACACACCACAACGAGCAGCCGTGGCCAGAGACATTGCTGTGAAAAACATTGCAGATCCCAGCCTGGAACGAGCAGTAAACAAAGGTGCCAGAGGCATGGGACTCACACCTGATGAAGGGCGCACAGTGGCCAACAAGATCCTGCAGACTGAACAACGTCTGCGCAGAGCATATCAATTCTTGAAAGAATCAGAAGTTCAGCAGGCACAAGTGGTGTTGGCAGCGCAAGACATGGTTGACCAAATGCAATCAATGATTGAAGACACCACCAGCATGCAATTCAAAGAATTGCCAGCCCTGGTCGACAGCATTCGCAATCAAGTTGGCATTGATCAAGCCACACAATTCAACACTGATGTTTCTGGCGCACTGTCAGGCCTAGTTCAAAATCTACAAGGTGCCAAACAACAACTGGAAACTGCCTTGGGTGTGGTAACAGGCCAAACTCCTACACCAATGCCTGGCGTAGACATGGCACCTGACGCAATGGCAGGCGCTGCCGCACAACCTGCACCTGGAGGCATGCCAGCTGGAGATCTTGAAGCCGGTGTAGTTGCAGAACCTGCTGCAGAAATGCCAGCTGAAGAGCCGGCACCGGCTGCGGCCCTGGGCAGAAAGCGTCGATGAAATGCGTATATTTGAACTGACACGAGAAGCAGTAGAGCCTATAAAGCCATTACCAATACTACCACAGGGTAACCAAACCCCTCCACCTGCCA